GTTCGAAAGACGAATACAGATGCTGACATTAAGCGAAACATTAATAACTTTTTGGTTCGTGAAGGGATTGATCTTTCTGATCCACTAGCAGTTGATAGTGCTCGTGAATTGATCTATGAGCGATTCTCTCTGATTACTGAAGACAAGAAGAAGTTGAATGGTATCTTTCGTTCAATTTTGAATGACTTTGAGACGCAACAAAATGCGTTGAAGTATCAGGATAATCTGATTGCTTATGATGATCATTATCTGAATAACTATAAAGTCAAGAAGTATGAACTTAAAGGCACTGCTGCGATTCATGCGACTGCGTCCAAAGCAGAACATGCTGTGGCTCTTGGTTACATCGTACACCGTATGTATAATGTGAAGAAAAAGAAGGGTGCGATTGTTCTCTACTTCAAAAACAAGAACGAACTTGCAATTGAAGACCAAGAGAAGCATATTGATAAACTTCGTGATATGATTAACTATATGCAACTTGATATTACTATTGATGTCCTCCCTGCGTTCAACAACTAAAGAGAGGCGTGAGCAATTCATACGCTGGTACGCATGGTCCATGAAATATGGCGATTGCGATCCAGCCGTATGGTGCACCAACTATCTCCACCAGCGATACGAACACAATGACGAAGAGCGATTGTGGTTTGCGTGGTTGTATGGTAACACATATCAACTACCAACTGCATGGGTTCTCAAGAATGAGTTCCCAGATTATGAACTCGCCACTGTGGATCGTATTCGCTGGTGGAATAGTCACAACTATAAAAGACTGAGATACCAAACAGATACAAAGTGGAACAAGGGTCATTTGCCAGCCATGTTCGAATCTTATCAAGAGTTTATTGGCAATAGAACACAACGAGAAGTTTTGGAGAATTATTATGGCGACAATGAACAACAAACTTTCGACAACCTTTGGAATAATCTTAAAAACTCTCTTTACAAATTTGGTCGTTATTCCACTTGGTTTTATCTTCAGCATCTCACTCATACTGCTAACATTAAGTGCGTACCTACTTCTCTCATGCTTGACGATTATTCTGGCTCTCGTTCACATCGCAATGGTTTGCATTTCGCCCTCGGGCAAGATGACAAATACGATTCAAAACTTACTTCATCAGAGTGCAATGACCTTGAAAGTGAAGCGAAAGACATTCTTGAAGAAACAAGAGGAAGATTTCCTGAACTCAAATTACAGATAGATTTCTTCACCATGGAGACTTGCCTTTGTTCATTCAAAAAAATCTTTCGTGAACACCATGGGCGATATCTTGGATATTATTTGGATCGTCAGTCTGAAGAAATTCAGCAAGCAGAAAAAGATGGCTGGACTGGTATTGAGTGGAATGTATTGTGGCAATCAAGAGATGAAACTCTTGATGCAAGACTTGCAATTCACAACGCAGTCATCAACAAAGAAAAGTTTACTTCTTATGTAAGAAGTGGTAGAATAGATCGTCTTGAGTGGATGTTTGACGACGAAACCCCAGTACAACAAGGACTAGAAGCATTATGGTAAAAGTGATTGCAATGGGTGGTGAACCAGCAACTGGCAAGACCACTCTGATGTTTCGATTGATTTCAATGGCTGATGATTGGCAAGTTGTAAAGCCGCAGAAGTTACTTGACGCAATGTATTCCAAGAAATTGAATCTGTATATTCTTGGTAAGTATGCAAACGATGGTAATGTGTTTCAGGGAACAGATCGTTTGTCTATGGCTGTTCAACCAGACGCAGAGAAATTCTTTTCTGAACTATGGTATGAAGAAGGTGCGAAGACAAATGTTATCTTCGAAGGCGATCGTTTGTTCAATGGTAAACTTCTGGACAAACTCTCAGAATGGTTTCCGAATTCATTTAAGGTTCTTGTTCTAACTGCATCACATGATACCAAAGAACAAAGACATGTCGATCGTAAGGATGATCAAGATGATAAGTTTAAGAATTCTCGTGCGACAAAAATCTCGAATATCATGGGGTCGCTGACGCTCATGGACTATATAGAGACAATGGTCAACGAAAATCTCGATGATCAAACTAAAATTCTTGAATACATTAAGAAATTTTATAACTGGAGTGAATAATTATGCAATTAGAAGTCCCTATTGAGAAACTACGATCATACAAGTTATTCGTAGCAACCCCAATGTATGGCGGTGCTGCTCACGGCATGTATGTAAAGTCTTGCCTAGATCTGCAATCTGTTTGTTCGCAGTATGGCATTGAAGTTCGTTTCTCGTTTATCTTTAACGAATCGCTCATTACTCGCGCTCGCAATTATCTTGTAGATGAGTTCCTTCGCGCAGAAGGTTTCACTCATATGCTCTTCATCGACGCTGACATTCATTTTGATCCACGAGATGTGGTTGCGCTTCTTGCGCTCGATAAGGATGTAGTCGGTGGTCCGTATCCGAAGAAGTCCATTAAGTGGGGCGCAATTAAGGAAGCCATCAAGAAGCATCCTGATCTGGCTGTTTCTGAAATGGAAAAATTGGCTGGTGATTTCGTTTTCAATCCAGTTCCTGGCACTGAGAAGTTTAGTGTTGCTGAACCAGTTGAAGTTCTTGAGATTGGCACTGGCTTTATGTGCATTAAGCGTGAGGTGTTTGCTCGCTTCAAGGATGCATATCCAGAGTTGCGTTATCGCCCAGATCATGTCGGTCAGGCAAACTTCGACGGCACTCGTTACATTCATGCATACTTTGATACAGTCATTGATCATGGTCGTTCTGACCGTTATCTCTCTGAAGACTATATGTTCTGCCAATGGTGGAGAAAGATCGGTGGTCAGATTTGGCTCTGCCCATGGATGAAGACACATCATATTGGAACATATGCATTCACTGGTGATATGCCAGCCGTTGCCAATTTCGTCGGATCTCTATAATCGTTTATGATTGTTGGACTCGTAGGCTTCATTGGAGCAGGGAAAGGCACAGTCGCAGATCTCTTGGTAGATCGTCACGATTTCTTCAAAGAGAGTTATGCAAATAGTCTTAAAGATGCATGCTCAATCATCTTTGGTTGGAATCGTGAGATGCTTGAGGGAAATACGCCAGAGTCAAGAGCATGGCGTGAGCAAGATGATCCTTGGTGGTCTCAAAAACTCGGTAAATCATTTTCACCAAGATTAGCACTCCAGCTAATGGGCACAGAGGCAGGGCGGGATGTTTTCCACCCTGACCTCTGGGTTCATACTGTAATGCGCCGCTGTGAACAAGCACCTTGGAATAATTATGTGATTGCTGATGTGAGGTTTCCAAATGAAATCAATGCTATTAAAGAGTCTGGGGGCACTGTTGTTCGTGTTCGTCGCGGCGATGACCCTGAGTGGTTTTCTTTGGCTCGGGAATGTAATCTATTTTCTAATCTAGATGTGATGCGAAATGCATACCCAGAAGTACATTACTCTGAGTGGGCTTGGATTGGTTCGCATTATGATATTGTAATGGATAATAATTGTAGTTTAGATGAGTTGAAGACAAGGGTTGACAAATTAGTCGATTCATTATATAATAATCGTGTTGAGCAAATTGAGGATTTAAATTATGAAACTTTCTGAAGGCACAGTGGCAATTCTTAAGAACTTCTCTACTGTAAACCAAAGTCTACAGTTTAAGGCAGGAAATACTCTTAAGACCATTTCTCCACTTAAAACTATTTTCGTTGAAGCGACGATTGAAGAAAACTTTCCCAAAGAGTTTGCTTTGTATGATTTGAATAAGATCTTGGCAAAGATTTCTCTTTACAAAGATGCTGACCTTGGCTTTGATGATGACAAGATCAATATCAGCACTGAGAACAAGAAGAAGTCTGACTATATCAAGTATTGTTCTCCGAAAATTATTGTCACACCACCTGAGAAGTCAATCACCTTTGGTGATCCCGACTGTTCATTCAGTCTTTCTCAAGAGGATCTCGCTTGGATGCAGCGATCGGCTGGAATCTCTGGTTCACCAAACTTTGTGTTTGAGAGTGACGGCGCAGTTATTAACTTTATTGCGACAGACATTAAGGATGATTCTGCTGATCAATCTAAGATTGAGATTGGAACCAGCGAAGGTGCAAAGTTCCGCATCGTTATGAAGGTAGAAAACTTTAAATTGATTGATGGTTCCTATGATGTGTCTATTGCAAAGAAGGGCATGGCTCGATTCAAGCACAAGACTATCAATATCACCTACTACATCGCAATTGAAGCAGCAAATTCGACCTTTGGTGAGGAATAATCATGGCACTTGATAAAGCAAAGGTTCTGGGATGCCTTCAAGAAATCTCAAACTCATTTACTCGCATCGAGGCTGAACGAGATCTCATTAAAGAGATCCTTGAGAAAATGCAAGACGAATGTGAGATTCCAAAAAAGTTGAGTCGAAAACTGGCGAAAGTTTACCACAAGCGTAACTATGAGGAAGAAGTTGCCGAGCAGAGTGACTTTCAGACTATCTATGAGAATGTGGCGAAGTGACTAAATAAAATCTTGGGGCGCAACTTTTCTTGTTGACAGCACACTCCGCCAGACTGCCGCTGTGAGGGTTCACCTCCTCCACCCCATCTTCTCTTTGTGAGGAATTTATATTATGAATGAAGCGTTGTGGGTTGAAAAATACCGCCCTCATACTATTGCCGATTGTATTCTTCCTGATGAATACAAGAGCACTTTTCAATCTTATGTTGACCGCAAAGAGATTCCCCATCTCTTGCTTTGCGGCACTCCAGGAACAGGTAAGACTACCGTTGCACGCGCATTGTGTGACGAGATCGGTTGCGACTATCTGATGATTAACGGCTCGGATGAATCAGGCATTGATACTTTCCGAGTTAAGATTAAAAACTATGCCAGTGCGATGTCGATGACTGGTGGCAAGAAAGTTATTATTATTGATGAAGCAGATTATCTAAACCCAAACTCAACTCAGCCAGCCATGCGTGCTGCGATGGAAGAGTTTGCGCATAACTGCACTTTCATCATGACTTGTAACTTCAAGAATCGAATCATTGAACCGCTGCATAGTCGATGTGCAGTAATTGAATTCAAACTGCGTAAAGAAGATAAGCCGAAGATGGCGATGGCGTTCATGAAGCGCGCATCAGAGATTTTGACTGGTGAGAAGATTCCATTTGATAAGGCAGTGCTGGCTGAGGTTGTCAAGAAGCATTTCCCAGATTATCGTCGTGTTCTAAACGAACTTCAACGCTATTCTGTCAGTGGTAAGATTGATTCTGGTATTCTTACCAGCATTGCTGATGTTTCGATCAATGAATTGGTTACTTCTTTGAAAGATCAAAACTTCAGCGCAATGCGTAAGTGGGTTGCTGATTTTGGTAGCGATGACCCTGCAAAGATCTATCGTAAGATCTATGATAGTCTTTATGATATTATGGATAAGTCCACGATTCCGAATGCTGTCTTGATTCTCGCCAAGTATCAATATCAGGCAGCATTTGTTGCTGA